ATGCACACCGCGGGGAAGTTCGGCGTGTCCGGCCATTCGGCGTAGACGTTCACACCGTTGACGGCTGACAGGTTCGCCTCGAGCCCGGCGCGTATGTCGCTGAGGTTCACGCCAACGCGCCGACCGTCGAACTCGCTCGCCCGTATGGCGCCAGCAGCGACCCGACCGACCGCATCGCATCAGGCGATAGGTAGATCGTCCCGAACTCTTGGCCGCCGAGCACGCCAAACGGCGCGTCCTTCCGCTTCCAGAGCTCGCCGACAACCTGCAACGTCGCCTGCTTCACCGGTGCCGGCACCGCCGCCCACCCCCACTTTGCCGTGACCTGCAGCTGAGGACGGCCGTAGGTGGCCGTCGGGAACAGCGTCCCGCCGACCAGGGTCACTCTCGTCGCCGGCCAGCCGCCGACACCGGCCACAACCCCGTTCACGGGCTCGAAGATGTACTGAGTCGACACGGTGAGCGTCGTCTCGTACGTGCCGTCCTGGCCGCTGTCAGTCTTGACGACGGCGGTCGCGGTATCCCACACGTCGTCGATAGCCGCCGTGTAGGCGGCGGTCGTCAGGAACGTGCGCGCGGTGGCGGCCTGGTCGGGGTAGAAGTACCGACCGCAGTAGCCGTCCACCGCGCGTGATGCCGCCGTGACCAAGTTGTCGACCATCAGGTCGTCGAGGCTGGCGTCGGCCATGTTCAGCCATTGCTTCGCCTCGAGCTGGGTGGCGTAGCCGTTCGTGATGGTCACTGGTCAACTATCGCCAGCGGGTGAGCGTGACGGTGTTCGACGCGACGGTGCCGCCGATCGTGCCGGGGATCGTCGGCGCGCCCGCCGCGGCCGTGCCCGCGGTCGTCACGACCAGATACCCGCCGACCACCCAATACTGCTCGCCGAGCGCCATCGCGACCGCACCCGGCCACGTCAGCACCGTCAACAGACGGCCGGTGTAGTCGGTCGTCGACGCCGTGTTGCGGCCTAGGTAGTCCGTCACGGGGTCGGTGGTGCCCGGCGTGCCGTTCGTCAGGTTGCGGCTGAGATAGTCGGCTTTGCGTGTGGATGTGGCCATCAGCTCCCCTTCTTGGTCGCCGGGGCCTCTGGCGCCGCCTCAGGCGCCTCGGGCCCCGACTCCGGTTCGGGCTTCGGCTCGTCGGGCGGGCCCGCGAGAAGCTGCGCCAACGATTCGACAGGACCGATCGCGGCGAGCTTCTTGGCGGACATGCCCTTACGAGCCTTCTCGATCTCCTCGAGCTCGGCGACGTTCACCGAACCCGTTACTGAACCATCAGGCCAGACGATCACGTGACGTTCGTGATTCTCTGGATGCCACCCGTCTCGACGACGAGCGGAGTGAAGTAGCCGGCGTACGCGACCTGCACGCCGAGCACCGACGGCTCAACTGCTTGCAGCGAGCCGACCCGCTGCTCATAGGACTCGATCGCGGCGGTGGAGAACACGACACCGAAGTCGGTGGCGGCGCCGGCGATGCCCGCCGACATGATGACCGGGATGCCGGAGATCTGACCGATGACGCCCTGGCCGAAGTCGCCAGCGCGGAACCCGGTCGATTGTGCGTTGGTCGGGTTCACCGGAGCGAACAGCGACGCCCACGCGGACAGCTTGCCCGGCGAGACCGCCAACGCGACCCGACCCTGCCCCTTGACCGCCGTGTACACGGCAGCCACCGCCGCCCACAGGGCGGTGGTCGCCTCTGTTGCGGACGGATTCGTGCCGGTTGCGACCGGGGCAAGCTCGATCGTGTTCGACGAAGCGATCAGCGCCGCACCGAACGCCGCCTCGGTTGCGATCGCGTACTGGGCGGCGAGGTCGTTGATGACGGTGTCCATGATCTGCGGGCTCGAGAAGTCCATGTTCTGACGGGACACGTTGACGTAGCCGCCGTAGGTGACCGCGGTGCCCGTGATACGGGAGATGGTCATCTTCTGCGACGACAGCTCCGACTTTTCATCGGCTGCCGCACCAGCGGAACCTTGCTTCGCGACCGTGGTGTGCTGGGTGACCTTCGGACGGTAGAACGTCGCGTTGGTCATCAGCTGCGGACCGTCGAACGTGACCAGCGGCCGCGCCGAGTCGATGAAATTGAGCACCGGCCCGAGGATCGGGTCGGGGATGATGCCCAGGTTGTCGGACGTCTTCTGATGGGCGGCAGTACGAAGGAACATGTCGAGCCGTTCCCTCGCCGGCCGGTCACCGATCGCCGCCGACCACGTGTCGAGGATGTACGAACCAGCCGACCGGTACTCGACAGGACCCGTGTCGACGTTGCGGCGCAGCGTCTCCATCTCATGGGACAGCTCGGTGATGCGATGACGCGCGTCGGTCGTTGCACGGCTGGCAGCGCGCAGCATCTCGAGCTGATCGCTGATCTGATCGACGCGAGTCTTCGCCGACATGACAAGTTCCTTCTCGTTGTCGGTGAGATCGCGCCCGTTGCCGTCCTGCGCTGAACCGATGGTCCCCTGGATGAACGCGCTGCGCTCCTGCAGCTCACGCTCGAGGCGATCGATCATGGCGTCGGACTGTTGGACATATTCGGCCATTACGGTTTTCCCTCCTGCGCCATAGCGCCTCGACCTCGGATGAGGTCATAGATCCCGTCGATAGACAGGACTTCTTCAAGGTTCGGCATCGCCACATCAGTGACAGGCTCAGCCGCCTCGCGAACGTCGAGCACCTCCGCTCCCGCATACGCGGGATTCGGGAGCAGCGCGACATGGTCGAGCACGTCGATGCGGAAGATGCGACGTAGCCCGTTACGAATCTCCATCCCCGAACGGGCAACCATCATTCCGACCGACGCGCCCAACACCCGATCTTCGGCGAGCTGCAGCGTCTCGTCGCCGAGCAGTGTCTTGGAGATCTTCGTGACACCGACCGCGCCGTCCGGTTCTTCACGCAACTCGACGATGCGGCCGACCGTGCGGTCGTACTGATGGTCACGATTCACCGTGATACGCGTCGCCTTCGGATCGATTCCCTTGAATGCGCCAGGATCCACCCGTTCGCGCATCAACTTCCCGTGATCGTCGACCTCAATCTCCTCGTTGTACGGAATCACCCGCACTTCGATCGTGCGCTCGGCGAAATCAACCGCTCCCGTACGCGCTTGACGAAACTCAATATGCACCGGCGTCGCCTCCTGTGAGAGCTGCCGCTGACGGTTCGCCGTGGAAGCGTTCCATCGCACGTATCTCGGCCGCCGACAGCGCCGACGTGCCGTCGGGGTCGACGATGCCGTGCAACGTGGCGTAAGCCGTCGCCCGCTCGGCGAGTGCCGGCCGGGTGTACTCGTCACGGTTCAGCTCGACACACTGCCCGCGAGGCAGCGCCCAGTTCGACAGGGCCGACATGACCGCGACCACCTTTGGACGTATCGACGCGCGGTCGTGGAAATCGAACAGCGCCGACACGTTCGAGTACGTCATCGAATCGCCGCCCGACGGTAGGCCGAGAAGGAACGGCGGCACGCCCAACGCGATCGCGATCCGCGATTCGTTCCACTGGGCGAGCTCGAGCAACGCGAGGTCTTTGGGTGTCATCTGCTGAACCGATGTGAGCTTCGCCCCGCCGGTCATCAGCGCCGGCGCGCCCATCGACCCGGCGCGCGACTGCAACCACTGAGTGAGCACCTCGTCGGCTTGCGTCTGAGTGAGCGCCCGTTCGATCTCGATCACATAGCGGGGAGTGCCACCCGTCGACACGACCTCGTCCATCTGACGGGACATGAGGCCGGCCGTGACCATCCGCGCGCCCGCCGCCGCCAACGGACCGACACCGTGCGGCGTCGTCGTCGACGACTGATAACGGATGTGCAGAATGTCCGCGGTCACGTCCATCTGACCGATGCGGTATCTGCGCACGCCGCCGGACATCTCGACGGTCACGAACGCCGACGGGATCACGCGCATCGTGCGCGGGTAGCCGTTCGTGTACCGCTCGAACGGCAACACAAACACCTCACCCAGCATGAACTCCCAGAACAGCTGCTTCGCGAACTCATACCAGGACGTGTAGATCGTCGGGTCGGGGTTCGTCATCCACGACAGCGGCTCGACGATCTCATAGCCGACCGTCCGATAGACCGGCATCGCAGCGATCACCGAGGAGTTGAGATCGAGCCCCGCCCATGCCGTGTCGACCAGCTGGCCGAACCCCGGCCCCGCGCCGAAGTTCGGTGTCGACCAGTCGGCCGGCCAACCCGACCACGGCGACGGCACGAACGGTGACAGCCCGCGGGAGAACGTCTCAGCCTCGAGGGCCGTCGTGTCGACGCCGTTCGGGTCGCCAGGGTGATACCCCGGCGGGCCCACCGAGCCGGGAGGGTTCGCATTCGGGATCTCACCCGCATAATTCGGCGTGAACCCGAACAACCAGCCTCGCAGCGTCACGCTCGACTCCTCAGTAAATCGCCGGCATCACCGCCTCGGTGATGCTCGCCTGATGCACCGCCAAACACAGACCGATCGCGGCGTCGATACGGTCACGAGACTTCGACTTCGCCAACATGAACCCACGTTCGTTGTAACGGGCCACCGCCGCGAGCACCTGTTGCGCGAACAGCGGATCGCCATCATGGGAGACCTCGCCCCGCAACACCGCCTCATAAGTCGCACCCACCGCGGCCGTCATACGCTCAGGCGACTGCGGCACCTCGAGCATCGCCAGCCCCTCGTCGGACAGCATTTGCGCCGGCAGGTCGAAGAACCTCGGGTCGAACGCGATCGACCGCACGTCGAAACGGGCGTGCAGCTCGCGCAAATGGTGCATCGCGTCGGACACGTCGAGCTTGCCGTCAGGCTGAGGCAGCCAACATTTGAGCTTCGCATGCAGCCGGCCATCAGGGCGACGTTGCACCGCGACCACCGCCGTCGAGTCGTGCCGCAACGCGACGTCGACACCGCACCACGTCGGCTCGTGGTCGACGAACTGGAACGGGTCGGCCAGCTTCGACCACACGCCGAGACCGTCAGTGCCCAGCCAGCATTCGACACCGTCGACCCACTGGCCGAGACGGAAGATCCTGAAATGCGCCTCGGGCGACATCGCGACCGCCGTGCGCAGCGCGGTGATCGACATGAACCGTTCAGCCAACGCCGGGTTGGCCTTGCGCCACTGGTCCTCGTCGCGCACGTCACAGCCGGCGTCGGCCGCGTACTCGGTGAACCGGAACCCCGGCGGTCGCCCGCCCTCGAGCACCCGCTGGCGCAAATGCCACAACGCATTGTCACGGTCGAACCCCGGCGTGCCGATCCCGACCACCAGCGACCGGGGCCGCTTCCCTGACGCGAGGAGCAGCGAATCCCACGACTCGATCGGCATGAAACCGAGCTCGTCACAAATCGCCAGCGACGGGTCGAGCCCCTGCAGCCCGTCAGGGTCGCAGGACACCGGGAACATCTCGCCGCCGTTGAACGGCACCCAGACACGGGTGTTGCCGATGCCGCTGTAAGGGATCGAGCGCGTCTCGAGCTCAGGGTTGGCGGCGATCATCGCCTTCGCGACCCCGAACACCGACCGCACGGCCTGACTCATGGTCGTGGCCACGATCGGCACCTGAGGTGCGCCGCTATCAGGATCCTCGTCGAACAGCGCCCACGTCGCCACCGACGCCTCGAACGTCGACTTGCCGTTACCCCTCGGGAGCTGCTGCACCGCCGAGTCGACGCCGGGCGCGAACATCTCCTCGAGCATCGCCTTTTGGAACTTGCCGAGCCGCACCGGCTTGCCGCTGCCGTGACCCTTCGGCACCACGCAGAACGTCTGAATGAACTTGATCGCCCTCGCGTGGCGGGACATCTTGCGCCACGACCGCCACGGGCCCGGCGTGTCGTTCTGCAGGCGTTTCGCGGCGTTGCCGAACTGGCCCTGCATAGTTATGCACGCTCCTGGCGTTATATCCGGCTTTCGAGGAGCCAGCTC